CCCGTCTGCTGCGCGATCAGCCGGAGCTAATACCGCCCAAGCACGTTGACGGCAAACGGGATCAGGCGTGGAACCGGGAAAAGATTTCCGCCATCATCGCCCGTGGGGTCATCACCGGCTCCCCCATTCAGGAAATCGCCAAGCACATCGGGAACGAGTGCGGCTCAAGCAACGAGAAAGCGATGCTCCGCTACGCCCGTACCGCCATGACTGCCGCGCAGAACGCCGGACGTATCGAAGTCATGCGCGAATCGCAGGATATGGGCATCAAGGTCAAAAAGCTCTGGATTTCCACCCTGGACGAGCGCACCCGCCCCGCTCACCAAATGCTGGACGGGGACGTGGTAAACGTGGACGAACCTTTTTCCTCCATCTTGGGCCCGATCATGTACCCCGGCGACCCGGCGGCGGATGAAGCTAACACCTGGAACTGTCGTTGCGTCCTGGGCTACGAATACCCGGAATATCAAAGCCGGGACGTGATGCGCTACGATCAGGAAGCTGAGGAAGATATTGATGATATCACCTATTCCGAATGGAAGCGCAGAAAAGGAGGCGATTAAATGGCTCAAAAAACCTTTGCCCTCTCCGTGACCTCTCACCGCCACACCGTCGAATCTGACGTTACAAAGGCCATCCGCCGGGCCTTGGAAATCTGCGGCGGGAAAGCGGAAACCTACGCAAAGAAGCTCTGCCCCGTCGATACCGGCAACCTCCGAAACAGCATCACTCACCAGCGCGAGGGGGACGATACGGAGCTGATCGGAACCTCCGTCGAATATGCTCCATACGTCGAGATCGGTCATCACCAGACACCCGGCAGATACGTTCCCGCTATCGGCAAACGGCTCGTCGCGTCCTACGTTCCCGGAAAGCCGTACATGGCCCCGGCCATTGAAAACCATGTTTCGGAATACAAAGAAGTATTTGAAACAGAACTGAGCAAAATATAACCCGCTTTCCTATTCTATTACCCGCCTTTTCCGGCGGGTTTTTCTTTTGTGGTCGCAGATTTTACGTTTTTGTAGGTGAAATCATATTTCTTATACTTTAGAATCATAAAAGAAGCCCGAAGGACTGGGCTATCAAACTCCGCAGGGGCGAAGGACTGCCCCCGAAGGACTGGGAGGAAAATATGTCATTTACGCGGGCATTTTTAAAAGCAAACGGCCTCAACGACGACCAAATCACTTCCGTCATGGAAGAGCACACCGCCATCGTCGACAGGATCAGAAATGAACTGAACGGCTACAAAGCGGATGCCGAAAAGCTGCCTCAAGTCCAAAAAGAATTGGACGATCTAAAGAACGGCGAGGATTTTAAGGCGAAGTTTGAAAAAGAACACGCCGACTTTGAGCAGTACAAAGCTGACATCGCCAAGGCAGAACAGACCAAAGCCGTCAAACAGGCCTACCGGAAACTGCTGCTGGACGAACACATCAACGAAAAGCACGTTGACAGCATCCTCGGGATCACGAATTTTGACGGGCTCAAGCTGGACAAGGACGGTGCTCTGGAGAACGTGGACGCTCTCAAGAAAACCATTTCCGAAAAGTACAGCGATTTTCAGGTGCGACAGAAAACGAAAATTCACCAGCCCGAAACCCCGCCCGAAATTGATGTTGGCGGCGGAGCAAGTGATATCCGTCAGCTTGCCGCGAAATGGCATGACCAACGTTACGGGAAGACTGTGCCTTCCCAACCCAAAACCTAAAGAAAGGATGATGTGAGATGTCTTTTAACGCCGCTACTACTGGCGTTAGCTATGCTCCGGGCTGGTTCCTCGCGGACAATGAACATTGCACCCGCGAAACCCGCACCATTCCCGCGAACCATGCCGAAGTAAAGACCGCCGCCAACGGTGGCAAGTACGTCCCTATGGGCGCTTACGTCGCCAACGCTGGCATCCTCTATGAGGACGTGGACGTGACTACCGGCGATATGCCCGGCTCTGTCGTGACCGCCGGAACGGTCTATCAGGATCGTGTAGGCACTGCCGCCGTCACCGCCAAGACCACCCTGGAGGGCCTCGGAATCAAATTTATCACCGCTACCCCTGCCGTGACCCGGCCTGATGATACCTAAGAAGGAGGCGAATAGAAATGGCTGATCGCTTTGAAAATGGCATCTTCGGCATGATTCGCCCCGAAGATTGGCTCCAGATCGGTTACGATGTCGAACGCCCCAACGATCCCACTTCTGAACTGTGGGGGGACGTGAAGACCGATAACCTTGTTGCTTACTGGGAATCCATCGCCGCTGAATACAACGTGCCCGTGATGGCCCAGTTCCACGCCTTTGACACCGAGGCGCAGAAAGCTCTCCGTGTCCCCGTCGATACCCACAACATCGAAAAAGGTCTGATCAAGGAAAAGATCGACCAGTCCGAACGGCTCCGCGCCCTGATCAACCGTGGCGTAACCAACCAGTCTGCCCTCTACGAGAAGGTTCTCCGCGATGGCTATAACCTCGCCGATCACGTGTTCACCCGCGCCATCGTCGCAAAAAACGAGGTGCTGTACACCGGCAAAATGACCATCAAGGAAAACAACCTCAACGTTACCGTTGATTACGGTGTTCCGAATGCCAACCTGAACAAGACCCTGGACTTCGGCGCTGGCGCTACCGCCCCGCTGGATGAACAGCTTCTCGCTATCGTCGGTGATTCTCAGGACAAGGGCGTTCCCATCGACACACTGTACACTACCAGCACCGATTTCAACCGCTTCCGCAAGGACGCGAACATCCAGAAGGCCATCAACGGCGTTTACATGCAGGGCCAGCTCGTCCGCAACGCCGACCTCCGCCAGTACCTCGGAGAGGAATTCGGCATCACCCGCATTATCCTTCAGGACGGCGTGTACTCCAAGCCCTACACTATGGGTCAGAACGGTCGGCCCGTGACCACCAGCAACCACCTCTACCCCGTCGGCAAGTTCACCTTTGCCCATACCGGCGGCGGCAAGATCGGTGATGGCCTGTGGGGCGATCCGCCCGAAGTCAGCGCGGCCCGGTTCATGGACGTTTCCGCTTCCGAGGTCAGCCCGTATGTCTACGTCAGCCAGTACGCTGAGAATGACCCGGCTGTGACCTGGACGAAGGCTTCCGCCCTGTTCATGCCGGTTCTCTACAACCCCAACGCGCTGTATGTGGCGGCCTACACCAATACGCCCGGTACCTGATGATGTATAAAGCACTTTGTGTTTTCCGTGACTTGCAGGACGGCCATCTGTATAACGCAGGTGAGCCGTTCCCGCATGACGGGCGGGAGATTTCCCCGGGCAGACTGGAAGCTCTTTTAACCGGCAAAAACGCCGCAAAAAGGCCCCTCATTGTCAAGACTGTGGAATTTACCGAGCCGGACGCGAAAACGCCGCAGAAGCCAAAAAAACGCACTAAAACGAAGGAATAAAGGCGGTGAGAGACGATGCTCCAGCAGGTATGCGAACAAATCCATAATTTCTTCATCCAGAAGCCGAACCCCGGCACGTATACCATCTCCGGCGGCGTCCTCTCTCCCCTCCCTGCTCTTTGGGAGGGCCAACGCTTTTGGATCGTCGGCAGTGCGCTCAACGACGGCGTTTACACCTACCATGCCGCCGGGATCACGGACGATGACGATGAATCGTCTGCTTCGCTGATGGACGAAACCTTCTCCGGCTCCGTGTGCGCTCTGGCTGTCCCCCGCGCCGTCATCGATCTTGCCAAAGAGATCAAGGACTGGAACGAAAAATATGCCGATGCCCTGAACAGCCCCTACCAGTCCGAGGACGTGATCGGCGTTTATTCCTACGAAAAGATGACCAACAGCAAATGGCAAGGCGGCAATAGCATCATCGGCTGGCAGGATCAATTTGACAAACGTCTGAAACCGTGGAGGAAGGTGAGCCTGTGAATCTGCTGGAAAGTATGATGGACAATTGCACGATCTTGGATCGTGTCACTTCCTCCGATGGGGTTTTGGGTCTTGTCAGCGCATGGCAGGACGGCGCGACCTTCAAGGCGACCATCATCAAGGACAACACCACAGAGGCCCATATCGCCGAACAGCAGGGGATCAAGCAGATTTATACCGTTGTCACCCAAAAGGGCTTCGGCCTGTGGTATCACGCCGTATTCCGCCGGGACAGCGACGGACAGATCTTCCGCGTCACCAGCGAACAGCGAGACAGCGAGGCCCCGGAAGCCAGCACCATAAAAATCGGCAAAGTGACCGCCGAAAGGTGGGTGCTGCCGGATGCTTAAAGCCGCGCAGACGCTCGCTGAGTTTTTCGGCGGTTTCGGCCTCCCCGTATATCAGGAAGAGGACGTGCCCGATACCGCGACCCCGCCTTATATCACGATCCCGCTGAAAGACCCCGATTGGCGGTCTCAGGCTTCCTACCAGTTCTCTATCTGGTACAGAACCACATCCAACCTTCCGCCTATCCAGAAAGCGGACGAAATTCTCGCCGCCATACACGAGGGCGTGAGGCTGTACTTTGACGGCGGACTGTTGGTGCTCAGAATTGACAGCGACACGCCGACGCAAATCATGGTCGATGGAGATTACCGCTGCGCCCGTGTCTCCCTCGTCCTCAACGCTTACCATCTGCCGGGTGAATAACCCGGAGAAAGGAGAAAAAAATGCCCGCAGGAATGACTACGAACCTGACCGCCGCCGGTTTTAAGAAGCTGATTCTTAATGCCGGTGCTTTCATTACCGACTTCGATCCCTCCACCTACGATACCGTTGCCGACCTCAAGGCCGCCCTCGCTACCGCCCTCGCCGACAGAACGAAAAATCTCGGCATGACCCGCGGTGACAGCTCTTTCAACGTCACCCGTGAAATGCGGCAGACGGAGGCGAACGGCATCCGCTACCGTTTCGTCGGTGATACCCACGTCGATTCCGCCGACGCATACCTTTCCACTACCCTGATCCAGGTCGGCCAGCCGGATGTCCTGAAGAACGCCATCGGCACCGTCACCATTACCCCCTCCGGCAAGAAGACCACCATCAAGATGAAGACCCGCATCGAGGAGGGCGATTACCTCAACCACCTCTGCTGGGTCGGCGATGTGGCGGACGGCGGCTTTGCCATCATCCATCTCCTCCACGCCTTCAACACCGCCGATCTCAATATGTCCATCACCGATAAGGGCGAAGTTTCCCTTCCCGTCGAATTCCACGCCTTCCAGGGCAGCGTCGAGGATTACGATTACGCCCCCTTCGAGATCATCTTCCTCGATGTAACCCCTTAAGCCTGACCCTCTCGGGGATCACGTTAGGGTCTGGGCTAACGCTTTCACCGGCGTTTGATCCACAAACCTTGGAATATACTGTCGATGTGCCGCAATCTTTAGCATCTTTGTCTGTTTCATTTGCATTTAACGAGGGATCATCTCTTGGAAAACCTCGATATGTCGGGAAAACGGCGGTATATGATTATGCGCAGCTTGGTTACTTCAACGAAAACGATGAAATGACTAATATGTCGATGAAACAAGCTATCGTCACTACGACTTCCGCGGGAAGCTTTGAAGCGAATCCTCAAACGATGGATATTCCTCTTGAAGGCAGCTATGTCAATGCAAGGATTGAGGTTTACAGCCCGCTTCTCGATCAGTCCAACTATTATAAAATCAGGTTCAACAGAGTATAACCACCACAGCGGGGCGGGGATTCCCGCTCCGCCATCTTTTTAGGAGGGAAATTTGAAAATTTCTGAAATGACCAACGATCAGGCCGCCGATGCCATGATCCGCCTCGCCGAACCCATCGGCGCGATCTGCGATGATGAGGAAGCCGTGAAGATGATCGACGAGTACAAGCACCGCTATAAAATGCCCCTCTTTTACGCCGTCGGCAAGATGATCCCGACCCTCGTCGGGTATTTATTGAAAAAGCGGAAAGCGGAGCTTTACGAGATCATCTCCATCCTCTCCGGCAAAAAGAAATCCGAGATCGGGAAGATGAACTTCGCTGAGACTGTTTCTATCCTCCGGGATTCCTACGATGACACCCTCTCCGTTTTTTTTCGCTCATCCGGCAGTGCACTCCTGAGCGCCGTCAAAAAGTCGTCTGCCATCTCCTCCGCCACGGCTGGCACGGCTGGTACGCCCTGAGATGCCTGCTGGATGAAGACGAGAAGCAGCGGAAGTATAACGATTATGTCGCCATCGTCCAGTCCCTTATAGGCCAAGTTCTCTGCGCCTACATGGGCGGGGACTGGCCTTTGCCGAACTACGGCGAATTCATGTACCCCGAACGTCAAAAAAAAGACACGCAATCCTATGAGGAAATCAAGCAATCCCTCATCGCACGTCTTACCCAATAAACAAGGAAAGGAGGCGGATCAATGGACGCATTTACGCTGGTTGCGCGGCTGACGCTGAACAAGCAAGAATTTGAAACCGGCATGGCGCAGATCGAAGGGGATCTGAAAACTGATAAATTTACCAGTCCATTTGGCGCATGGGGTGTCACGGTCGGCAACCTTGCTTCCCAGGCTTTTACAAAGGTTTTCCGTGCCGGTGTCAATTTTGCCAAATCCATGCTCACTACCGGCATGAATTTTGACGAAATGATGAGCTCCGTCAAAGCTGTCGCCAACCTCGGCGAAAAGGATTTTGAAAAAGTCCGCCAGCGGGCTATTGATCTCGGCGCTTCCACCAAATTCACTGCCGAAGAAGTCGGCGAAGCCTTTTACTATATGGGCCTTGCCGGTTGGAAATCCGAAGAAATGCTTTCCGGTATCGAGGGCGTTCTGAACCTCGCTGCCGCCTCCGGGGAAAACCTCGGAACCGTTTCCGATATCGTCACCGATGCCATCACCGCCATGGGCCTGACCGCCGATGATACCGCGCACTTTGTGAATGTTTTAGCCGCTGCTTCCACCAACTCCAACACCACCGTTGCCATGATGGGTGAGGCCTTCAAATACCTTGCTACTACCGGCGGCGTTCTGGAGTACAGCATTGAGGATGTTGCTTCCGTTCTCGGCCTTCTGGCGAACAACGGCATCAAGGCCGGACAGGCCGGCACATCCATGCGGCAGATTTTGAACACCCTGATCAATCCATCTGATAAAGCCGCAAAGGCAATGAGCGCACTTGGTATTTCTCTTTTTGAGGTTGGCACAGATAAGCGTAAGCCGTTGATGCAAGTAGTCGAGGAATTACGTGATGTTTTTGCAAAAGCCAATTTTAACCTTGAAGGTTTCAACGCGGAAGAATTGCAAAATTCTTTGAATGAGATTGATACTTGGTATGATCAAGAGGAGAAAAAAATACAGCAGGGTTATGATAACGGAGATTATAAGAAAAAAACATACACTGCTCTGATGAAAGACCTTGACAAGAATTACAATGAGAAATTCAAGCAAGTATATGGCCCAAATGAGTGGTTTCTTGGAAAACTCGGTGATATCGGCGGTCTGCGCGGCATTTCTTCTCTGTTCGCTCTGATGAACTCTACGGACGATGACGTAAACCAGCTCGTGGATGCTGTCAGCAAAAGCTCCGAGGGCCGAGGCTCCGCTGCCGAAATGGCCCTTACCATGCTCGACAACCTCAAGGGCGATGTCACAATCCTCAACTCTGCTATCGACGGTCTTAAGCTGGCAATGTTCGATGAAGTCAACCCCGCCGCCCGTGAATTCGTCCAAACCCTCACGGATGGCGTAACCGGTGTAACGAACATGATCAAGCACGGGCAATGGGAATGGACTGCCGAGGACGAGAAGAACGAAGCCATCGGCAACGCCGAGGCCGCTGCCGCCGAGGGCCAAGGCATCGTCTCCTACATGGATACCCTGATCCAGAAGTACGGAGAGGCCGCCACGAACTCCGGCGAATGGGCCGACGCGATGGGCCGCCTGCAGGAGCTTTTCCCTGACATCAACGGGGCCATCAAAGCCGAAGGCAATAAC